AAGGATTCTTCAACATCATTGATTGAAATACTTGAAGCACCATAATAAATTGTACCTATAATTATTGAAGGGTCACTTTCCAAATATACATTTTCACCTTCTAAGAAGTCACCAGAGATACCATATTCATTTAGGACAATCTCATATACAAAATATCCACCTCTTTTGGTGCTTGATATGGTTTCAACGTAAGCACTTACACCAGAACTTTGACCAACTATTTTTTGAGAAGCAATTTCTGGGATAGTTGTTATATCGTTCGGATTCACTGTTATTGTTTTTGATTTTGAAAAGGTATTATCAGATGGTTTTAAAACATTATCTTTTGGATAACTTACTCTTACATCTTCATTGAAAATTGTTCTAAAAAAGTATTTAAAAGAATCCTCAGTCCCTTTTGATTGATAGAACTCTCTGGAATGTTTGACTAAAAACTTTTTAAATTCGGAAACGTCAATGTCAGTGCTCTGAAATTGGTTAGGGAATGATAATGGGAACCCTTCTAGATATTCCTTCATAAAGAAATCAACATAATCATCAAGAGTTCTGTCAATGTCTTGCAAGTTCCATAGATTTTTTGATGACAACGTTGCATTCTGAATGTAATCAACAACTTTCAATTCACCAGTATACCCATTATCACCTGTAAGGATTTCAACCGAATCACCGGATAAAAAACCCCTTGTTGATGTAGAGTCTTGAGATTTAACATCAAATATTGGAATTGAATTTGCCCCATTTTCTAAATTAAAAGTATTATTCCCTGTATTGGTTACATCAAAAATACCAAAATATTCTTTCTCATTTTCAGATGTAACGTTATTCAATACAACTATTTTATCAATAAAGGTATAATCAACATCAACTTCTTTACCATCAACAATCTCTTTTACAGTGACTGTTTTATTTGATATATGTAATATCTTACCCTTAACAATCTTACCATCAGGTTGTTCTTGGGATACATCGTCCCCAACATTAAAATGTCCAACATTTGGATTTAGTGAAGGGTGAACATCCGAATCAGAAACACCCAAAACTTGGATTTGCTGATTATTCTCTTTTATATAAAAAACATAATTACCATTTTCTAGAAGGTAGGAATTGAGAACTTCGGCATAAACATGTTTAGTGTGTTCAGATCCATCTATTTGTTGACTTGCTCTTATTTTAACACTTGGTGTGTTAGAAGAGAAAATTAAATTTAACTCCTCATTAGAAGAGACTTCTAATTTCGAAGTCTCCATAAATTCATAATATTTCTCTACAAATTTGACAAATTTCGGACCTTCCTCTTGTAAAAAATTGGGAAGTTGCTCCTCTATTAGTTCAGATATTTTATTATTTTGATATGTCATTTTTAAAATTCATTTTGAGTCAGAAATTGCTCTGATATATTATTCATACTAATATTTATAGAACCCAAATCTATTTCCAATATCTGATTTCTCAAAGGTGATAGATCAGAACTTTTGGGTGTTAGTATCAAATCTATATAGTCATCACCACTTGTTATTTCTGTTGGTGAAAATCCATTTAATGATATAGAACCTTTGTTGTAATCAATTATACCAACATTAGATTTAACTGATAATTTCACATTACCAGAAAAACTAACCACATTAATATTCCCATTTGAGTCATCTTCCAATAAACAGTTAGAAACACCATCATAAGTGAAATTTGAACTAGTTAAAGTTGCAGGATTTACTTCTGCATTAAATTTACTAACATATGATGATGATATACCCAATATTGGAACCAATCTATTTTTTATTTTAACAGTTGATATATTTGATTTTATTGCATCAGATGCACTGTCAATTTTAGCAACCAACTTCGAGAATCTAAAATACGAGTCAAACTTACCAAGATTATCTTGATTGAAACTTTGTATTGAACTTAACACCAAATTTTTAACATATTCTTCACCTTGAGGAACTTCTCTGAGGTTATATTTAACTTCTGACCTAAGTTCTATGAAGGTGTATTCTGGTTCTACTATTTCTGCATCAATAGTAACAACATTATAATCTTTTACAATATCATTAATGATACTTTGTTTAGCAGTGTCAGTTATAAAGAATCCAGTTTTTGGTTTTAGAGAAATAAACACCCTACCATAATAAACTGGATCATTATCTTCCCCACCCCAAGTTTTAATACTTTCGATATTCTGATATTTCTTTTGTACTAGGTACTTGTAATCTAGTGCTGTAACAGTCCTATTTTGCATTTCATAGTACTTGGGTGATGTAAACCTTATTTCCTCCAAGGATTCCTTCTCTGCCCCTCCAAATGATGCCGAGGTTCTTGATATAGAACTAAGTTCATAACTTGAAGTGTCTGTAGTGATTACATCAGAGAAAGTGAAACCAGTATCTATATTATTACCTATAGAACCAGAAGTTGTCAAGTACTGAATTTTTATAAGTGTACCATCTGTCAACTTTTTACCAATTCTACCATTACCAAAAAATAATTCATACTTACCAGATTCATTCTCATTCACCCAGTAAACATTATCATTTGGTCCAAGTTCGACAACATTTTCAGCCAAAGATGATACAGCATAAGTGGCATTAACATCTTGAGGATTCTGTTTAACACTGACAATTAAAGTTGAGATGTCAACATTGAGGTTGTCTAGAATAAATCTCTGATTTGGATCTTCTTGAAACTTAACCTCAAAGTTTTGTTCAACCATAATACCTTGCCTGATTGTAAAAGTATCTGTATATATTTTCCTACCACCACTATCAACTTCCCCAGAATCAGATAAATTGTGACCTTCTGTATTCTGAAAAATATAAGTCACTCCATCTTTTGAAGCAGAGAAATTTGAGAATGCTGGTAAAGCAACACTTGCTGGTTGCTCTAGATAAGGGTCTTTTTCAACAACATTTAAAGTGACTTCAACTTGTGCAGATTTAATTGAACTTGGTGTATATCCTAATGCTTTTGACCTAGAAACTACACTCTCTCTTAAAACAGCAGAGTCTAAGAACATCTCATTTGCAACCATATTTTGATAAATTGCATTGTAGTGTGTGTTTGCTGAAAGTATGTCAAGCAGTATTTGTAATCCACTCCCATCAAAATCATAATCTTGAAACTCTTCTTGACCTCTTAAAAAATCTTTTAAATTCTCTTTTAAGATATCAAAATCTAAATCTGTTACTTTAATATTTGACATTATAACCTCAAACTTATCTCACTCTAGAAACAAACAATTCTACTTCTAATGGTTCTAAAGTATTTATCATGGAAAAAATAATTTTTATTATATATCTATTTTCATCTGGTATTGGTTGAACAAGAACATCAATCAAGTTTGCTCTTGGTTCTCTATTTGTAATCACATCTGTAATTTCTTTCTTTAGTAAATCAGCACCATCATCTGTAATTAAGTCAAACAATATTTGCCTAACTCTGGTCCCTTTACCTTTTTGAAAAGGTGGTTCAAAGAATTCTGTCAAAACTAATGTCTTGATTGATTGTTTAACAGCAATATCGTTTTTTACTTTTACTACATCATTTGTTACTGGGTTTTTTTCAAAGGACAATGATATATCACTAAATTCTCTTTTTCCACTCATAAGTAGGTTCCACCTTTTCCTGCAAGGAAATATACTAAAGTATTATATATAAATAAATATAATATATAAATATATAATAATATATATTAATAAGATCTTAATATAATATTATTTATAATAAATATTAATAATAATACTTAGTATATTTTTTTTCTTTTCTATTGACATTCTATCTTTTATGTGGTATAAATAAACTACGAGGTGTTAAAATGAGTAAATTACAAAGACAAATGGCGATATGGATCGTCGGTATATTTTTATTATCCATGGCAGTTAAATATTTTGGATACATTGCAATGTGGGGATTGACTATTCTTTTGGTTTGGTCTTTAATTGATGCAAAGTTTGCTGCAAAACTAGAAACCAAATATGAAAAAGTAAAAGATGAATTAGACAAATTTGAAGACAACTTGAAATGAAATACTCCATCAAAACTTTTGTAGAAAAAAATCATGTTCAAGAAGCTATTGAGTTTCATATTGAAAATGAAGTTCCATTCACAGAGAATATCTTCAGAATGGGTTCGAAAGAATATTTTAACTTCTTTATTGAAGCAAGAAGGATGATGTTCAACGGTGAATTAACTGAACTTCAATATTTCGACAAAGAAATTCTTGAAGGTGATTTGGGTAAGTTTGCGATGTATGAAGGTGAAGAAATACCTTTGGATTTCCCTTTAGTTGAAGAAGATGAAAAAGTTGAATTGAATAAACCTAAAAGAGGTGGTTCAAAAAAATATTATGTTTATGTGAAGAATGATAAGGGTAATGTAATTAAAGTTGAGTTCGGAGATACAACTGGACTAACAGCAAAAATAAATGATCCAGAAGCAAGAAAAAGTTTTGTTGCAAGACATAAATGTGAACAAAAAAAAGATAAGACTAAACCAGGGTATTGGGCATGTAGATTGCCTAGATATGCAAAAGCATTAGGTCTTAAAGGTGGAGGAAATTTCTTTTGGTAGAAAAATCTTGGTATCAAAAACCATATAGTGATACTTATATTGATGAAAAAACATTTTTAAGAAGTTTTTTCTACTCCGATAAAGAAAAATTTATATGGCATTCAGATTTAGTTGACAGGAAAGTTGAAGTTCTACATACCCATTATTGTTTTTTTCAATTTGATAATCAGATGCCTTTCGAATTAAAACTTGGAGATGTCATTGAAATCCCTAAAGGTCAAATCCATAGAATAATTTTATCAAAGGGTGGTCTTATTTTAAAGATAAGTGAGGTTAAATTATGAAAGAAAGATTCAAAAACAGTTTTAAGTATGTTGCAGACCATTTAGAGATATTTTTCAGATGGTTCTTTATCATCTACATCACAATAGCAATGTTGATGTCACCATTCTTCTTAATGTGGACAGGTGATATATTATTAGGAGCTTGTGGATGAAATCAATAGAAACTTCGAAGGAAGAGACAAGAGCAGATAAATATCTCAAGATATTAGAAATACTATCCAAAATTCCAGAGGACAGACTTGAAAGATTGGTCAGTTTTCTATCCAAACTTGATTTTGATGAAGACACTATTTCTGAAACAAGAGATACATTGACGTATGATAGGGATTTGAGAATTCTGATCATGGGTGATTTGAATATGAAAACTTCTGAGGAATTATATCTCACAAGTAATCACACATCGAAAAATCCAAGAACTGGTGAACCATTTTCTGTTAGATTTAATGACAATCTATCCCCAACAATAGAAGAAGAGAATGACAACTAACCAGAATTCTGTAAATACTACTTGGGAATGGAGTGGGGATTTTGAAGAAGAAGGTCAAGAAATATACATACTTGAAAATGAAGCCGATAATCTTGACCAGTATAATTTCGAAAATGTTGGGAAAGTTGCCTTAGAATCTTTAAACTTCAAATCTGAAATAAATCTGAAGTATAATCCACCACAACAATCTACAGGAAGTGGAAGTCAGGGTGGAACTAGTGGTACTTCAACCACTTCATCCGAAGATTCTTTCACTCCTATTTTTTCTACAGTTAAGACGGAAGTTATATTTTCTGGAATAGAAATTAAATCTTCAGAAGTTAATGTTACAAATATAGATAAGTTTGAAACTATTGATGAGGGTGGAAAATCGGTCAATATATTACTGAAAACTTACACTAAACTAGACGATGATGATCCAAGAAGTGAAGGGTTGAATTTTTTATCTGAATATGTTGATAAATTTAAACTCCCTGACAATTTCACTTTTGATAAGTATGACACAGAAGACGGTTATTATAAATCTGGCCACAGTTTGATAACTGCTGGTGGGAATTTTCATCAAATACAAGACCAAGGTAACTCTCATGAGGTTGATGTTGTAGTTAATATAACCTTTTACGATAAAGACCCTTCAACACCAGGAAATGAAGATTTTGAAGAAATGACAATCTCAAGAACTTTTAAAATAACGGTTAGAAGAAATTATTCATCTATAAGAAATCTATTCATAACTAAATATTTGGATGAGCAGATATTGAGAGGTGATGTCGAATACTTCACTTTTAATGGTGTTAAGTTTTATGATGGAATTTCTTATTTACGTCATTTAGGTGAATTTGAAAATGGAGTTCCAAAAAATTTAAAAGTTACCAAAATTATAGGTGTTAATTTAAAAAGCATTAATGGGAGTTTGTTAAATATCACAAAAGAAGTTAAAAATAATAATAATGTGGTTGTGGGGAGAGTAGTTGAGAAAGGGACTTATTTTGAATCCGATGATTTTAGTTCTGATACATATTCTTCGGGTTACTTGCAGAATCTAAATCAAGAAAATGAAAATATAACTTTATATTTAAAAAATGTTTTGGGTAATATAAATACTAATGACATTATTAAATCAGATGGATTGACGTTTCTAGTAACTAATGTTTTCCCTGCAACAGTGAATGAACCATACTTCAATTTAGCTTTTTAAAGGATAGATATGCCAGCAGTTCATAGAAAAGGTGATATTTGTACAGGTCATGGTTGTTTTCCCCCAAGACCCAACGCACAAGGAAGTCCAAATGTCTTCTGCAACTCAATACCAGTTCATAGACAAGGTGATAGTTGGAATGTGCATTGTTGTGGAATCCCCTGTCATGGTGGCAGTTTGGCAGCAGGGAGTTCTTCTGTAAACTCTAATAGTAAACAACTTGGGAGAATATCAGATCCAGTTTCCTGTGGCTCGGCAGCTGCTAATGGTAGTGGTAATGTTTTTGCAGGTGGTTAATTTAGATTTATAGTTGGAGCTCTCAAGGTCATCTCTCCAGCACTATCCGAAACGTGAGTTCCGTCAACAACTTCGGTATGTCTCCCATTAACCTCTTCCAACCTATTACCCTTAACAGTTTCAGTGTGATCTTTCTCAACAACCTCAGTCCTATCACCTCTTACAGTTTCTTTCTTATAATTTTTAGTTGAATCTGTACCTATGGTCTGTTCCCTGTTTCCTGCTGTTGTATAGGTATCATTCCCTAAAATCTCTACATGAGAATCTTTATCAATCTTCAAAGACCTTTCTCCATTGATATGAATGAATATATCACCCTCAACACGTTCACCTTTGTTTTTCTTTATAGTGACTTCATAATTCCCTAGATTTAGTTTATATTCGTTCTGTTGGGTAATATGAAAATTGTCTGCCATGACCTTTTCAACTTTTGAACCATCAGGATGTATCTCTTGAAAAGTTCCTGACCTATGCTGTTGATGTATCCTTTCAGCACCTTTTGTATCATCTACCTCAAACACATGTCCTGATTCAGTTTGTTCAGTTTTGTTATAAGGATATGAGGATTTATAATCAGTTTCTTTCTCTCTCCAAACCTTACCATCATCAGTCTCTTCTATGGTGTTCTCTGATTTTCTATCAATATTTTCTTTTTTAGAATATGCTGAATTTTCTCCAACAGTTTTTTGAGAAAGTGCTTTCTCTATACCTTTTGTTTCATAATTATCTCCACCAATTCTCCATTCTTTGACTTTATCAATATGAGTATCTTTTGGTAGATTTGTCTTCTCATTCAAATATTTCTTGTCTTGATCATTCCTTGAAACTCTTGGAGTGTCAGGTTCATCAGTGGGTTGTTTAAGATATCCCTCATTTTTTGAAGGGTAGTAATCAGACTTACCCTCTTTTATTTCAAGTTTCTTTCCATCAGTTGTGTAGGTTAAACTCTCTGGTGGAAAAGGTCTCTCACCTTTGTCAGATGCCTTATCATAAAAACCTTGATTCTCAGATGAATCCTCCGATGAGAATGTCGGTATTCCAGGAATCAATGAAACAATCATAGGTTCTTGACATTTTTTACCGTCTTTGAAAAAACCTAAAACCCAAGAACCTTCTTTTGGTGGTTTAATTTCATTTTGACTGTTTGGTGGTATTAGCAATTGAGCCCAAGGTAAGTCTTTAATTGGTAATTCTGAAATGTTTTGCTGGTGAAAACCTAAACATCTAACTTTACATCTACCAACTTTCAAAGGATCTTTCCTATCCTCAACTACACCTATAAACCAAACTGGGTCAAAACCAAACATATCACTTTATCTCACTTTTATATGAATCTTTCATCAATGTGACAACCATATTCCAACTTTTTTGATCAATACTTGATATTACATGTTGAATAGAGATTACAATATAGTTTCCACTAAAATATTTATCATCTCTATAATCTTTTTTATTACTCTCTCTTTGAAAACTCGGAAACTTTAAATCGATAACATCACAAACATTTAGATTGATATTAGAAGGGATTGTCATCTCAACAACCAAACCATTATTAAACCTTTCCTGTTTTGTGTTTTTCAACAAATCAACCTCATCTTCTCTACAATAGAAAATTTCATCTGTTGTATGGTCCTTTATGTAATTCTTCTTATCATCTGCTCTACCTTTGTTTGTACATAGAGACAAAATTAAAGTCTTCTCTGGTTTTTTATTGAAGATAAATTCGTCAGTGTTTGTGTTGTTCTTATCCAAATGAGACATATCATCAAACTTCTGGTTGTAATTCAGTTTATATTCATGTAAAGTTTTTGTTAGTGAATCATAAGCAAAGTTAGTTCCACCATAGTAACCGTTATTTGATGAACTGAAATTGTCATAAAAATTTAGTAATTTGTAATCAGAAGCAGTGTATATATCAGTCTGTTCAACAACAACTGATTCGTCTTTTATGAATAAATTATTAATTAGGTTATATTCATGTTTTACATCTTTAGATCTTTCTTGTATCAAGTTCTCCATCGATTGGAAAAAGAAACCTTGTCTAGTCTGGAAAAAATTGAAAGTTGTGTTGAAAGGGTTTTTATCTGACTTACTACCTTTTGAATATGAAAAGTAGTCGGAAAGGAAATCTATTGAATCTAACGGACTCATATTTGGAATGTTTATCTTATTCTTATCCATAGTGTCTTCGATTACAATTGTGGTATAAGGTTTTGGGTTTTCCTCATCAATCTTCTTTATTCTTTCAAGTTCAAAATATTCTTTACTTATTTTCTCAATTGCTTCTGATACAGTTCCATTATAAGTTTTGGAAACCCTCTTAACTTGATTTATCAAAGCACTTTCAGTGATGAAATCTAAATCATAGTATTCAACTTTCTTTGTCGGGTCTTTCGTTCTATTTGATATTCTATACACGGAACCTTTAACTTCGAAGTATTTTTTATCACCACTTTTCTTCTTTAACTTGAAGGTGATAGTCTCTTCTCCAATAATTGGTAAGTTTTCTATAATCCCATTTGTATCAACTATGGATATTGTTCCGTACATGAATGGGAAGTTAATTCCCTCATTTATGGTTATCTGTTTGTAAAGATATAGTAGTTCAAAGAATCTGTCATTAACATTTGATTTCAGTTCAACTGAATCGATGTGATATTCAGATGGTAAATTATATAAAGTTTCACTCATTGAAGACTTCCTCAACTAAATTTATGATTAGGGACAATTGACTTACATCTAAAAGTTTTAAAGTTCTTTTACTTTCATTTAAACCAAGTTCGTAATCTAAATTAGAGACTGATAATCTTTCATCTGGTAGTAGTGTGTCATACTTTTCTTTACTTATTATTAATGGTGGGTTTAAATCAGCAACTTTCAAATTAGAACCATTGGAGTCTCTGTATATAGCAACTCTTTCATAGTGGTGAACACCCCTAACAACATTATCCCAAGTCCCATATTTATTTATCACATATTTCTTAAATTCATTATCTGGTTTTGGGATTTCAAATTGAGGATCAATAATATCATTTGCTAGTATTATAACCCAAACATACTTACTATCACCATAGTACATGTCAGCTAGATGGTCTAATCTCTCACCGTCTTTAAGAGTGTAATCGTAAAAGTTGTAAATATTTTTAGTCAGGTTTTGTTTAAACTTATATCTCAAAGTGATGTTGGTCAAGTTAAACACTTTACCTGACAATTCATAATCTGTTTTTTTATAATATTCGAAAAACTTAGACATTAGTAATTACCTCCGTTGGTGTAAGAAGTTCCAATATCATCCCTTAAAATATAAGCATTCTCCACAAATGATAATGATATTTTAACAGAGGTTGGTTTATTGTTAGATTTAAATAACATATATCCTTCTGAACTACCGTAAGAAATTTCAACTTTTTGGCAATAGCAATGTTTAGTTTGAAATGAAACACCCGCACTACCACCAGAACCATCATTGTAACTTATTTTCCACAAATTTGGATATCTCAAAAATAAACCAGCATCACCTGATTTAGAAGGTGATGAAAAATATTTAAACATATGAACAACTCTATCTAAATGTTCAGACTCTTTTTCATTTTTTGGGAAAACTTCAAACTCAAATGCCAAATTTCTAAAATCAACACTACTGAAAACCTGCTCTTGATTTGGATTAATAGCAACACCCTCTTCCCTAAGAGCCGCATCTCCAATTGCACCCGCCTTGTTCATTGCCTTACCTAGAAAAGATTTAGACAGTTTTGTGGTAATGGATTCAGCATCAAATCCAATTTTTTCTTGTGCATCATAAACAAATCCATAAGAAGTTTGTAATCCACCTGCTGATATTGGGAATGCTACTTTTTTAAGTGGGTCTACCCCACCCTTTTTAGATTTAGAACTATTACCACCAGATGCTTTATTACCTTGTGAATCCTCAGTATCGATAGACCTTAAAGTGGAAACTTCAAAAATAATTTTAGGTTGACCTTCAGCAACAAATTTGAAATATTCTGCTTTTGATTCGTAAGCATTAATTTTTGTTTTGTATGCTGGGTTATTTTTGACATTAGGGTTTTTACTATCAAAAGCATTCTTCAAACTCTTAGGTGCTTTTGAAATTTTCTTTTCAACTTTATCATTTACAGTTTGAATTGCTTTCGACTTAGCTTTTGAAACAAGGTCTTCCATTTTAGAGGATACTTGTTCTTTTAGATGTTCCATGATTTGTGGAGAACCACCCATTCCAATTTCAGAAGCACTTTGTAAAATTTCTGATCCATTCTCTTTTTCAAAGTTTTTTATTTCTGATTTTGTTTTTGGGGTTGAGAATTTTGGTACTTTTATATTTTGTTTTGAAATTTTTTCTAAACTTCTATCACTTACTTCAATTTTACCATTCTGGATTGAATTTTTTATATCATTCTGAATTCCGTAGTCCATATTATTTTTGATTAAACTGTCTCTCAGATTTTTCTCAGCTTTATTTCGAAGTCTGTTGGAAGTTTCTATACCAACACTTTTTAATTTATTTTTTAAGTCTTTTAAACCCATATATGTCTCCCCAATTACTATATATTTATATGCCATTGACAGGAAAGTATAAAATAAAAAATAAAAAAAAGTATAGGGGAAACTCAAACAACATAGTTTATAGATCTTCTTGGGAGAGGAAGTTCATGGTTTTCTGTGATGAACACCGTTCCATAATAGAATGGAGTTCAGAAGAGTTCAGTGTCCCATACAGATCACCTGTTGATGGAAAAGTTCATAGATACTATCCAGATTTTATAGTTAAGAAGTTAAATCGTGAGGGTAAAATAGAGACTTTGATGATAGAGATAAAACCAAAATCGCAAGTGAAAAAACCAAAAGGTGGGAAATTTGGAATTAAACATAAAAAAAATTTAAGAGAAAATGTGACTTGGCAAATAAATAATGCTAAATGGACATCTGCTCAAAGATTTTGTGAAAAGTATGGGTGGAAGTTTAAGATAATTACTGAAAAGGAATTGAATATATGAGTCTATCTAATTTTTTTAAAAAGGATGATTCCAGAAAAAAATCAATTATCGATAAGTCAATGGAATGGATGAGGGATAGGAGTCAGGCAATATCCCAAAATCTGGTAAAAGAATCATCAGTTAGAACGGAAAAAAGTGCTAGGTGGGGTCATATATATCAGTTTGCTTATGATGCTAAAACCAAATCTAAGTTGAAATATTACGATTATTTTCCAATGTCGATTGTCATAGAAAAATATAAAAATGGGTTTCTTGGTCTAAATCTCCATTACTTACCTGTGACAATGAGATTCGCATTTATGGATCAACTTTGGAATTATATATCATCACCAACTGGTCAATTAGATGAAGATACTAGAATCATATTGAGATACAATATGCTAAAATCTATATCTGGGAAGAAGTTTTATAAACCTTGCCTAAAAAGGTATTTATATTCCCAATTGAAAACTCCACTATATCACATACCCTCTGATAAGTGGATATATGCAATGGTTTTACCAAGTGCTAAGTTTTTTGATAGTCAAGGTAGTGTAGTTTTACCAAGAAATATCTATCAAGACTCTAGAAATACTATTATAAATAATAAGTGATATGCAAGATTTAAAAAAGTTTCAAACAAGTTTAAGTGGTGGGTTGGCAAGAGCTAATTTAATGGATGTTGTGATTCAACCACCCTTACTATCAAGTAAAGAAGATGTTTTTGGTTCAGAATTCCTAACTTTTAGGTGTGAGAATGCGGAAGTTCCTGGTAAAAATATCACAACTAATGAAAGAAAAGATTATGTTGTATCATCGAAACATCCGAATGGTTTAACTTTTACAGATCTTACTTTGACCTTTGTTTGTTCCTCATCCATGAAAGAAAGAATATTTTTTGATAAATGGATGGAAAAAATTATAGGTACTGGTGAATTGAAAAGTGAATATTATGACAAATTCATTTCACCAAAAATAGATGTTAATTTATATACAGCTGAATCGGTTGGTGAGGGTGCTATGAAGTCAGCAACTTTCACTTATCATAAAATATTTCCAATTGCTATTTCTGCACAAGATGTTAATTGGTCAAATGAAGATATTTTAAGACTAACTGTCGGGTTTTCATATGAATATTGGTCTGTACAATATTTTGGGAAAACTAAAAATAAATAATAGGAGAATTATATTATGAGTACAAAACTACCAATTCTAAATGCGCCAAGATTTAGTGACACATTACCTTCCAGTGGGGAAACTTTCACATATAGACCTTTTCTAGTTAAAGAAGAGAAATATATCCAATTGACTAAAAATTCAGAAGATATCAATGTTATTCAAGATTCTTTGAAGTCTTTGATTTCTTCGTGTACCAGTATTAATGATGTTAATAAATTACCCCTCTTTGATATTGAGTATGTATTTTTAAGGTTGAGAGAAAAATCTGTTGGTGATGTTATAGAGTTGAAGATGAAACATGTTGAAGTTACAGATTGTGACCACGTTGAAACCGTTTTTATGGATTTGAAAAAAATTAGAGTTCAGAGAAGTGAGAATCATTCAAACACAATTCTTTTAGATCCTGAGAGAAATATTAGTATAAAAATGAGATATCCAAAATACGAAGATGTTTCTAAAATGTCGAATGAAGATGATTTCTCATCCATCTTGAATGTTTTGACAGAGTGTGCAGAAATGGTGACTCAAGGTGAAGATGCTTTCATGATGAAAGACTTCTCAACACAAGAGAAAAAAGATTTTTTCTTAAATTTTAGTTTAAAGCATATGGAAAGTGTCAAAGAGTTCTTTGATACTATGCCAAAAATATGTTATGATTTAGAATGGACTTGCTCTAAGTGTGGTAAAACCGAATCCCACACCATAGAAGGAGTTCAGTCTTTTTTATCATAGGGCTATCACACGATGATATAGAAAACTATTATAGAACCAATAGTGTTTTAGTCTACAACAACAGGTTTACTTTAACTGAAATTGAAAATATGTTTCCATTTGAAAGAGAAATATACGTATCTCTTCTAATATCTCATATAGAAGAAGAGAATGCCAAAATGAAGAATTATAAATAAGTTTACTATGGATACTACTGAAAACAACTCCTTACCTAAAATGGAGGGTTCTGAATCTGAAAAAACCCTTAAAAATATACTAGATACTAATGTTGAAGGTTTTTCTGAATATGTTTACGAACCTTTATTGAATATTGATAGTTCTATTAATACTCAACTTCACGAATTAGTTTATGAACCTCTATTTGAGATTTATGAATGTTTGGTGAAAGGTTTCCAAGGAATATCAGAGAATAACTTCAAAAGTAGAATTGAAGAGGAAATTAGATTAAGAGAAAAAAAATCAGCAGAAGAAAAACTTAAAAAAGCAGAAGAATCTACCAAGAAAGAAAAAGATCCAAAGAAAACAGATAGAAGTGATATTAGTAAATTTCTAAAAACAGGGAATATATTTCAAGATACCCTAACAGGAATCACAAGAGGTATTAAAGATGATATTATGGATTTCACTGATATGGAAGTTGTTAGTGGAATTAAGTTGAATCAGATTATCACACCACTTGAAAAACTAAAAGATTCCCTTGATGCTAGGTCAGAAGACCAGATTCTTAATGATAAGATTGTTGATAAATTGGATGAGATAAAAGGGTTTCAAGAAGCATTAGATCCAGATAAGGGAAAATCATTCACCGATGAGGAAAGAAAAATAGCAGAAAGTAATTTAGAGGTTGCAAAAAAGCAATTGGAATTACTTGAAGGTCAAAAGAAATCTCAAACCAAATTACAAGAAGAGTCATTATTTAAAACTGATTCTGAAAAAGTTAAAGATGCTGTTGTATCAGAAGATGGTGAAATGAAAGGTTCTGAATTAAAAGATGATGCAGAATCTTTTAAATTACCCACATTTCAAGGAATAAAAGATAAATTTCAAGCTATAAGAATGGGAATTTCAGCAATCTCCACAACTCTTACCAGTTTATCAAGTGGATTTATATCTCTTTTAGGACCATTCGCTCCAATAATAGGAACAGTAGCAGCAATAGCATACATAGGGTATGCATTATACAAATCAGTCACATCTATGTTTGATGTTTTTAAAGAGACTGGTTCAGTAATGGAAGCTTTAAAATCTTTAATTTCCACATTCTTTGGAACACTGATTGCCCTCCCATTTGATTTAATAAAAGGTGCTATTAGTTATATTGCTGATTTTTTAGGGTTTGAACGATTTTCCAAAATTTTAGATTCTTTCAGTTTTGTTGAAATTCTTACAAATATATTTCATAAAATTCTTGATTTTATTACATATCCATTTGAATTAGCTTTTGGTGGTATAATGAAGATATTTGAAGGTGACTTTAAAGGTGGATTGAAGGATATTTTTAAAGGTATACTGAGTAATGTGTTTGCACCATTCAGACTTCTTGTTAATTTGGTAGATTCTATATTTGGAACAGATATATCAGGAACCATTGCAGGTATATTTGATAAAATTTTTGATTTTATTACATATCCATTTGAATTAGCTTTTGGTGGTATAATGAAGATATTTGAAGGCGACTTTTCTAATGGATTGAAGGATATTTTTAAGGGTATATTGAATTTTGTGTTTGCACCATTCAGACTTATTATTGATTTGGTAGATTCTATATTTGGAACAGATATATCAGGAACCATTGGAAGTATATTTGATAAAATTTTTGATTTTATTACATATCCATTTGAATTAGCTTTTGGTGGTATAATGAAGATATTTGAAGGCGACTTTTCTGGTGGATTGAAAGATATTTTTAAGGGTATACTGAGTTATATGTATTCACCATTCAGACTTCTTGTTAATTTGATAGATTCTATATTTGGAACAGATATATCAGGGACCATTGGAAGTATATTTGATGGATTTTGGGATATGGTCACTTACCCCTTCAAAAAAATAGGTGAGGTTGTAAAAAGTATTTTTGAATTTAACTGGTCTAGTCTTTTACTTAAAATACCATTCTTGGGCCCTGTATTGGAAAAAATGGGGATTGGTGGAAAAGAAGAAGGTGGATCAAAAGGTGGACCAAAACCTGAGAAAGATTCTGGGGAATTTGTTTCTGAACAAGATAGAAGACAAAAAAGACTCTCCATGACTAGAAGTTCTAGTATGAAAGATACTATTAAAAAAATGGACCTACTATCAGATTTGGCAAAAAATGATAAAACCCATTCTGGTTATGAGGGTGCAGAAAAGGATCGTGTTGAGTACGGTAGAAGTTTAATTGAAAATGCAGATGTTAAGGATATTGACAAATTTAATTTTTCTAAAAAATTTAACATTCCTGTTGATGAAAATTTAGAAAGAAAAGTCACTGCAGATATAGCAGCAGTAAAATCACTCATCGGTGATATTCAAAAACCAGAGAAATCGGAAGTTATTACAAATGCTAGAAGATTTTTTCTTGATAATCAACATCTTTTACCAAAAAAGAATTTGGGTGCGAATCTGAATGAAAAAGAAGGTGCTTTAAGGGAGTCTAACATGGAAATGAATTCACCAAAACAATCTAAAGGTGATGTTGCAGTAATAAGTGATTCATCCACTAAATCAAATTCTCAAATTAATATAACAAAAGAAATAAAAACCCCATCTATTGGTAGAGGTAGATTTACAAGATAAAGGAAATTAAAAATGGCAAAGCAAATATTGAAAAACACAGCAAATGAATTAGCAGTTAAGATTGTATCAGAAGTTTCTGAAACTATAACATTATCGGATGGAGATTATAGTGGTGTAATACCTTCTGGGTATTCTATACTTTCTATTAGATGGGCAATTTCAGACGGTTACATAGCAATCGAAAGAGATTCAGATTCTCTTTATGAATTATCTGGGAATGGTCATTGGAATTTGACAGGTTTAGCTGATTACAAAAATTCAACAGATACAATAGATATTGTATATTATGGTGGAGAAACATCAATTGATGTTTACACCTTAATTATACACTTATCCAAAATTTCTTAGAAACACCTCATGGGTAAAATTTATAGATTTAAGGATGGTAAAAAATTAACCAATGGAAAACCATTAAAGTTTTTCGACTATTCCTTAAAGGTCATCTATAAATGCCCAGAAGGGCATTATTTTGCAGAGGAATACTACTCAGAACAAATAATGCAACACGGTGTTGATAATTGCCTAAAAGACTCCATCAACATTAACGAAAAGAAGTTTTGTCCAGAGTGTGATGAAGTTGTTGAGATTGGGAGAAGACCAAGAGAAGAACCTAAATAATAGTATGATAGAAAAACAATACTTTTACCATCTACATTTGGTTAGAACAAAAGGTTTAAAATCTATAATTTATAGAGTTTTACACAATTCTTATTTTGATTCTGTTGCCTTCATATCAGATCATGGGTCTGTTATAGGAATAGATAGACGAGGTGTTTTTTTAGATTATTTGGATGATTATAAAAGAAAACAAGATGTCATAGCATTTAAAAGAGTTGATTCTTTTTTTGTAGAAGAGGGTATTGCTTTTGAGAGATTTCTGAAAATAAAGAGTGTTAGAAGAACTAAATTTTTTGATTATAGAAATATAGTTCAAAAATGTATTAATAAAATTGGCGAGAAATTAAGAATAAATTGGGTTCAAAAATTTGAAATTAGAAACAAAAAACGTATCTGTTCAGTAGAATTTATTATAAATATGTTTGACGTATCGAAAGATATAAGTTATAATGATAAAAGTATTGATTGGTTTTTAGATAACGATATATACGATTTCTTGAACCTACCTAAAACATTTGGGGTGTAAAATGCCAGCATATGATTACAAATGTAAAAATTGTGAAAATATATTTGAACAATTTAGAACTATCGAAAAAAGAAATGAACCAAGTGAATGTCCAAAATGTGGATCAGCAGAAGTTGAGATGTCTTTCGGGAGTAGTTCAGTTAAAATTGGAGACCCTGTACATTTAGGTGTTAAAAAAATTGATGATGGATTTAAACAACTTCTTAAAAACATAAAGAAAAACCATCCCAATGGTGGTATGAAACTAAGATAGACAAATGCCCAAAAAAGCAAAAACAATAATAAAAACAAAAACAACTCCTAGAGAGAAACCTAAAATGGATTTACGATTGTCTGATATTCAACCCAAAACTGAGAAACAACAAATAACCTTTGAACAATATCACAAAGGGAAAAACTTTTGCCTACACGGAATGGCTGGAACAGGTAAAACTTTCATGGCAATGTATCTATCATTGAATGAGGTTCTTTCTAAAAACTCAAAAGCAAGAAGGATTATCATTATCCGTTCAGTAGTTCCAACAAGAGATATCGGATTTCTTCCAGGAAATATAGAAGAGAAAACAAATGTATATGAAATGCCATATAGCAATATCTGTACAGAACTTTTCATAAACAAGAATGCTTATGAGGATTTGAAAGATGCAGGTAAAGTTGAATTTGCTACTACTTCTTTTGTTAGAGGGTTGACTTTTGAGAATGCAATTGTTATTATTGATGAGTGTCAGAATATGACCTTCCACGAATTAGATTCTATTATCACAAGGTCTGGGAATAATTGTAGGCTACTTTTTTGTGGTGATTTTAATCAGTCCGATTTAGGAAGGAAGTCTGGAATAACCGAATTCATGGATATCCTCTACAAGATGAAATCATTTTGTATGATTGAATTTGACCAAGATGATATTGTAAGGTCTGGGTTGGTGAGAGAATATATCCTTGCTAAAAACGACTTACCAGACGAATACTCCGAGTTCTGGAGAGATAATACAGATCATTATCAAGAACAGTTCGAAGAGCAGGAGCGAGAGTCAGAAGGTTTTCTAGATAAAATAAATTTATTTTAAGATGGAAAGAGTTTATAAATTTAAAAAATCATTAGAGTTTTTAGCTAAAGTTTTAGTAGATGCTGGAACCTTTATTGTTGACTTAATAAAATGGTCGATTTTAGTAGTTCTTATAGTTGGTTGGACATTTTGTGTGTTTGTAGTTATATCCACAATGAGATTTTTAGAAAAAAAGTTGACAATCGTTAAAAAATAGTATATACTTAATATATGAAGATATTTAACCACCAGAATGTAGATTTAGGATATTCCGATCTTGAATCTATAACAAACACAGACGGAAAAAGACAATATTTAACCCCAGAAGGTAATTCATACCCTTCAATCACCACAATCCTTTCATCAAAGGTAAACCCAGCAATTGAAGCATGGAAGAAAAGAGTTGGTGAAAAAGAAGCAGAGAGAATATCCAGAGTTGCTAGGACAATTGGTAATAATCTACATGACAATTCAGAAAAGTATTTGAAGAATGAAATGACTCATGATCATATTTCCAATCTATCTAATATGGATAAGTGGATGTTCAAGAGTTTCAAAAACCTTTTAGATAGAATTGATAACGTTATTGCTTTAGAAACTGCTTTATACTCAGATAATCTAAAAATTGCTGGAAGGGTTGATTGTATTGCTGAGTTTGATGGTGTCCCTGCAATAATAGATTTCAAGAATGCAAAGAAACCTAAAAAAGAAGAATGGATTGAAGATTACTTTCTACAAGCTACATTCTACTCTTACGCATTCTATGAGAGAACTGGTAAGATAATAGACAACATAAGAATCCTTGTATGCGTCAGAGATGGTCAAATACAGGTGTTTGAAAAAAATGTAAAGGATTATGTCAAAAAACTTGACAATCGGATTAAAGAGTATTATAATCAATCCTAGAGGTGGAATATGAAACAATATCCATATAAGACTTGTTTGAGATATCCAGGAGGTAAATCAAAGGCATTGAAAACTCTTGCTCCTTGGTTTCCATCTGGTATGAGTGAATATAGAGAACCTTTTATTGGTGGTGGTTCAGTTGCACTAATGGTTTCTCAAAATTTCCCTCACATGCCTGTCTGGGTAAATGATAAGTATGTGTATTTGTATAACTTCTGGACACAATTAAGAGATAATGGGAATGAACTTTCATATAAACTTTTAGATATTAAAAAGAGTGTTGAAGGTGATGATATTGCACACAGGAAACTTTTTGATGAACACAAATTGAAAATATCTCAATCGGAAGGTGTCGATCAAGCAGTTTCTTTTTTCATTCTGAATAAATGTTCATATTCTGGACTTACAGAAAACTCTACATTCTCAGTTCAAGCTTCGAAGAGTAATTTCTCTCAGGTTGGAATTAAAAAACTTCCAACATATTCTAGTATAATACAGAACTGGAAAATAACAAATCTTGATTATTCCGAATTGTTAAAAGCACAAGGAGAGGATGTTTTTGTTTTTCTTGACCCCCCATATGACATTAAATCATTTCTATATGGTACAGGTAGAAAAATGCATTCAGACTTTTGTCATATAAGATTTGCTAAAGATGTTGAAGAATGTAAACACAAATTTATGATAACTTATAATGTTAATGACTGGTTAGTTGAAAGGTATAAGAACTTCCACCAAAAAGAATTTCTTTTACAGTATTCAATGGTTCACAGAAAAAATAATAAGAAGACTGAACTTCTTATATCGAATTATGAGGTTGCTCCAAAAGCAAACTCTTTACAATCTTTTTTAGAAAAATGAGGTAAAATGCGACAAAACAAAACATTACAGGAAAACATGGAAGACTTCTTCCAAGAAATTGAAAACCGAGTATACCAACATGACATCGGGTGGTTAGAAGCTATCCTAGAGTATTGTGAGGATACAGGACTAGAACCTGACAGGGTATCTAAATTAGTATCCCCAAACCTAAAAAGTAAATTGGAAATGGAAGCAAAGAGTTTAAACTTTATTAAGAAGAGTTCTAAACTTCCTGTATGATTGAACAAAACAAGTATCGAAACCTTGAAAAATATTTCAAACTATACCATTCGTTGAGATTACACTTTACTACAAACTATTGTTTTTTTAAGTATAGAGGTAAGACCAGAAAGTTTGGAGATATTGATCAGAAAAGAGGAAAGAACTTCATATTCAGACTTGAAAAAAAGTATGGTGATGAGTTCGCAAATTTCCTTGTATGTATGTTCACACACTATGAGAAAAACAATTTTAGATTAGACCAATTTATTGGAGTTGAGAATGACAAGATATACAGTCAATGGAGATCAAGGTTGGGTTCTTTACCGTATCATTTTGAACAAGATTTGAATTTTCTAAAAGATTTAGATGTTCCCTTCAATGATATGTTCAAGTGTTCTGTTGTCAGGAATGGTGTTAAGTCTAAATCACACCCATTGATTCTGAAACACTACATCAAAGATGACATCTGTTTAGAGACTTTGATTATAATTGATATTGTCTTAGGTTATTTCCAACACTGGGATAAGAGTATGGAAAATGATTTTATGTGGAAAGAATTACACTTTAAGATAAAGAAGTATAAACCATTCTTGTCCATATCAAAAGAGAAGTATAAAAAAATATTAAAAAAAGTTTTTATTTAGTATTGACGAATTATAAATTATGTGTTATTATAGATGTAACACGATTTCTAAGGAGAAATAAAATTATGAGTTTTGCAAGTTTAAAGAAAAAAAGAAAAAGTAACTTTGACAAATTGAAATCACAACTTGAAACGATTTCAGCAAAAGGTGGAAATAACGAAGAAGAGTATTGGAAACCTGTCTTTGATCAAGATGCTGGTATTGGTTCGGCAGTGATTCGATTCCTTCCATCAAAAGATAGTGATGAACTTCCTTGGGTTAAGGTTTTTTCTCACTACTTTCAAGGTCCAGGTGGGTGGTATATTGAAAAGTCATTGACTACTATTGGGCAGAAAGATCCAGTTTATGAATTTAACGGAACTCTATACAACTCTGGTGATGAAGCATTAAAAGAGCAGGGCAGAAAACAGAAAAGGAATGTTTCGTATTATGCAAACATCTATGTTGTAAAAGACCCAGCTAATCCTCAGAATGAGGGTAAAGTCTTCTTGTATAAGTTTGGTACAACAATCTTTAATAAAATTACAGAAGCAATCTCACCTAAGTTTGAAGATGAGGAAGCAATTGACCCATTTGATTTGTGGTCTGGTGCTAATTTCAAGATTCGAATGAAAATGAAAGGTGACTATCTAAACTATGATGATTCTGCTTTTGATAGAACAACTGCTTTACATGATGATGAGGACTTCTTAGAAAAGGTTTACAATGAGATAAAACCACTATCAAGTTTCACATCACCAGATTCATTCAAATCATATGACCAACTTAAAGCTAGACTTGATAAAGTTTTAGGTAGAGGTCAAACAGTAACAAGAAATAATGACGCAACTCAGGTAGTTGAAGTTGAAGATGTTCAAGTCTCTTCAGTTTCTGAAACGGTTGAAGAAGTAGTGTCTGATCCAGATGATGCTTTAGCTCTGTTCGAACAACTATCACAATAAAAACTCATAATGGGAGTGGAGTTATCTCCACTCCTAAATACTATTATGAAACCTATAATATTGATAGATGGATATGTTGATCAGGATGAAACATTAACATTACCTTTTGAAATTCTAAATCCATATGTTATAGAGGTTTTTTTAGATGACGATATTCAAACACCAGTAGAAAACGTATATGTTCAAGGTAATAGATTGTATTTTAGAAAGTTTTATGAAGAATATAATTATCCAACCAAAGTTTGGGTGAAATATATAACTAAGGATTTCTAATGGGGGATTCTAAGAAAAATCTTTCAGAAGAAGTCGAACAACTGGAAAAAGAACTCGTAGAACATATAGTTAGAAATATTGAAGATATGAGTATTGACATCAATATTACGGAAACTAAAGTAACCAGTCAAGGTAAGTTTAAGAAGTATATTGAAGATAATCCTAGACTTCAGATAAGGTATGAAATACATTACTTAGATGAAAGTTTAAGTATAGATCCTATAGATAAAAAAATATTTTACAGAAATGATAAAATAGGTTATAATATAATAGAAATATCGAATATACATTATATTAAATTAAGAATGTCAATCATAAGTAGAAAAAAATATTTTGAGATGGTTGATAAAAAGAAAATGTTACAAAAAATATTGAAGTAGGAGTTATTGTGCCAGTTAAAGTTAGTTATGCATATTGTGATTGGTCTGATAGGGAAGAAGTTAGAAAAAAAATAAAAAATTGTGATAAACAATCTATGAATATTAGTAAAGAAGATAAGGTTAAACAAGATGAAAGAAATGTCAATTAAGGAACATATTTCAGAAATATTTGCCCAAGATATTGATATGTGTCTTGCTTTAGAAAAAGACCTTTTAAAGAAAGCTAAAAATATGGAAAAATTTGGTTTATCTTCATCTCAGGATTATAAAAGATTGATCAAAGCTAAAACTGAACAAAGTTATTTTATTGCTTATCTGTATAGACTATTTGACCTTCTGATTGTTAAAAATCCATCTTTGATTCAAAATGTGAAACCTTCCAACTTTAGAATTAAAAGTATGATAAATGTTTGGAAAAAATCAGATGTTGATAATATCAGAAAAATGAGAAAAGATATAGGTGATGATGGTGTCAAACTAATGAAAGTTAGTGTAGACAATAGTATTAATAAGCTCAATGTTTATATAGAGGCATTAGGTAAACGTATAAAGGAATTATAGTATGGAGTGGGATTTTTTAAGTGTTTTTCTAGTTATTTATGCAGCAAATTTTGCAGCAGAGTTGACTTTTTTTAGTATTAGTTTTATAATGCAATATTATAGAATGAGAAAATCTAAAAAGAATATGGATCTTTTAAGGCAAAATTTAGAAGCACAGTTAAAAGGTATTAGTGATAAAAATGATGGAGGAAAGTGATGATTAGTAATTGTGAATCCTGTGGTGTTGAATTTAATTCTGGAGACTTTGTAACTGGAAGAGAATATTACTCATGTCCAAGATGTCGAAAATGGAATAGGAAAACTAATGGATACACCCCTTTTGAATTTTTAAGAAGTTTGAAAGCAAAAATGAGAGACTCTAAATTGGTTAATCAAATTTGGGATAAAATTCACCACACAGTTCTCGATATTTCCAATGGGGATGTTTTTGAATTATCTTGTTATAAAGAAAAAGATTTTGATAAAATGATCTCAATTCAAAATAAAAATAGAGATTATTATAAAGAATTTAGTAGTCATACGGATAAAGTTACTGTAAATGACCAAACGTATTTTTGGACTGTTTACTATAGATAGGGATTAGATATGCCTAAAAAACAAGAAGACATATACGTTTATGTTCATTATGTGGATATAGGTGCTTCAAGTTCACCTAGAGCGAATATGTTAATGATTGAGAGGCAGGACATTATAGACATGTTTGAAACTTCAACACACACCGAAACTATTGCATATGAACTTTCAGAAATGGATCCTAAAGATTTCTTTCCTATGGATGGTGCGATTGATGATGAAGAATCTACTTACATTTTATTTAGGATTTAATTTATGATTTTAAATTTAGGAAAAACCGATGTTGGTGAATTAATAGTTGAGTGTTCAACCCCGATAGTTGGTTGTGAAGCATGTTTTGTATTAATTCATAAAGCAGATGGTGTTGCTGGTGAGTCTGTAATTTTAGGTCAATATAAAAATTTGGAAGAAGTTAGAGAAGCAGCAAATAAATTTCTGGAAGAGGAGATCCCTTTCTAATGGAAACTTTTATACAGTATTATATTTTAAACATTGTCATTTGGGGATTATTTCTCAGGTGGCAACTTTTTATAAAACAAGATATCAGAAATGATATGATTGAAAGATTAGAGATGACACCAGAAGATGTTGATACAGCATTGTTCAAAAATTGGATAGTGTTAACTTTGTTCTGGTGGTTTACTATTATTATGGTTGTTGTTTACACCATAAAGATGAAATGGGATAATCGGTAATGTTAAAAACTTGTTCAGAGTTGATGCAAAAAGCATATCAACTTAACTGGATAACTTCAAGAGATGGAAACATATCTGTCAGAAATAGGGATAGGGAGCACTTTTGGATAACACCAAGTGGAATTCGAAAACCTATGCTTGATCCTGATATGTGGAAAAAAGTATCTCTTTATAAAGATAATGGTGAGTTTGTGTGTTTAGAACATACAAATTTGTCCTCTAATTTAGAACCTTCTGGTGAAACTCCATTACATTATGGTATCCAGAAAAATATTTCTGGTGACTGTAGTAGGGTTGTTGTGCATTTACATCCAACTTATACTGTAGCTGCGATGCACAGAGGTATAGAATTGGATAAACTTGTTTTACAGTTCCCAGAATTAGGTAGGTATACAAAAGTTGGTAAGTCTGTTCCAGACGTTCCACCGATATCTCAAGAATTGGCAGATAAATGTCATGAGAATCTTGGGTTGAAGGATGACGGAACTATGGAATATGATATTATAGGTATTAAAGGTCACGGTGTTGTCTCTATCTCAGAAGCACCATGGCAAGCATTTGAGCATATAGAAAGACTAGAACATATTTGTAAGATTGTATTAGTCAGTGGTATATGATATAATAGTATTATGAGTTTAAAAAAAGTTAACTTCTCAATTGAAGAAGTGTCAAAAGAGTTCGTCTATACGTTTGTTCAAAAGTATCATTATTCGCCAGTATTTCCAGTGTTGACAAAACACTGGTTAGGTGTTTTTCTTGATGATAATATGGTGGGAGCTGTTACTCTGGGTTGGGGTACTCAACCAAAGGGTACTATTCGAAAAATGTTCCCTAATCATGAATTTGAATCTGGTGATTATTATGAGATTGGTAAAATGTGTATGTCTGACGATTTACCTAAAAATTCTGAATCACAAATGATCAAGAGTGTTGTCAATTGGTTGAAAACAAAAGATAGGAATCTAAATAAAGAACAAGACAGGAAACTTTTTCTTTACACTATGGCTGATGGGATAATGGGTAAAGTTGGATATGTTTATCAAGCATCCAACTTTTATTATGGTGGTAAGTATTGGACTGATGTTTATATGTCAAATACAGGTGAGAAGATACATCCAAGAACTTCAAAACAATTGTGTATAGATAATGCTAAATTTCTTGGTAATCCTGATAAAAGAATATTTTGGTTGACTCCTGATTTTTTAAAAGAAAAGAAAATGTACAGAGTTAGAGGTAGAATGTTTAGATATATTTTCCCATTAACAAGAAAAGCAGAGAACATTCTTCTCGAATATGGGTGGAATAAAGATTATCCGAAAAATAATGATCTAGAATGGCAACAGCAGTCTTGGGAAAAGAATTCCAGTGGAAGATGTGTTTGGAATTTTGTAGATGAGAAACCTGCATTTTGTTATGATGAGATAGAACACAATAAGAAGAATGTTGAAAAGTATAAGAGGAAGGTTTTTTCTGAAACAGATTGGTCTAAAAGTAATGTTATGAAAACGGATTTGCAAAGGTTTTTTAAATGAAAAAGTATTTTTTAAAGTTATTAGGTTTTTACATTGAAGTTGTTGGTTTTCTGGCAGCAGTTATATTTTTCTTACTAGCATTTCCAGTTATGATTTTTGTAAAACTTACTGGTCAAACTATAGAACTGGAATGGTGAATATGGGCAACAATTTACAAAATTGTAAATGCGGTAGCAGTAACCTTGAAGTTGAATGGGAAGAGCTTGAAGAACAAGTCGGATTCACAGGTTCAATCTCATATTTAGAATATTATGTTGAATGCTATGATTGTGGTGCGACTGGAAAATCAGCACCCTCATACGATTTAGCAGTTAGGAATTGGAATAAGGATTGTACGAATACAGAGTTACAAACATAAGAGTAGTTGACGGTGATACTGTTGATGTTGATATTGACTTAGGGTTTGGTGTCTGGATGAAAAAACAGAGAATCAGACTTTATGGTATTGACACGCCAGAATCAAGAACCAAGGATAAGATTGAAAAAGTTTTCGGACTTGCTGCCAAAAAAAGACTTGAAGAAATATTGTCAATGAGTGATGATATTGTTCTGAGAAGTGTGAAAGATATTAGAGGTAAATTTGGAAGAATTCTTGGAGATTTTGTTGTATATGATTTGGCAGGGACTTGTGGTGATCTTCTATGTGCTGAAGGGCATGCTGTTAGGTATCTAGGGCAAAGTAAAAAAGAAATTCAAGACGAGCATGAAAAGAACCGTCAGAGGTTGATATCAGAAGGTAAAGTTGTATTATAAATAATTCTATGGAATATGGAATTGTGACAGTATCCGAAAAAAGTTTATTTGCTAGATTGATTCAGTTGTTCACTAGATCTAAATGGAATCATGTTGCTTTTTATTTCAATCACAATTCATATAAAAACATCATTATAGAAATGAACGGTAATGGTATTCAACTATTCGAACTTGAAAAATATATAAAAGGTAAGGATGTAAGAATACATAGAAATACACCAAAAATAGATTTAAGGAAAACTTTATCATTTGTTTTCAAAAATATGCATAGAAAATATGATTTAATCAGAACTGTTTTCTTTTTATATAAAAGAAAGGACATTAATGATTACAGTAAATGGAACTGTGTTGAGTTTATTGAGGAAATGTTTAAAGACCAAGGTATAGAACTATTTGACGGTGAAAAATTAACACCAGGACAAATTAATAAAAGACTGTCCTCCGATGAGGATTTAATATTTTTAAGAAAATGAAACCATCAACTTTTTTTGCAAAATTATCGAAAAAAATAGCTTTACTTGGACCAGAAAAGAAAAAGGAACTCTTTTCTAAATCTAATCTAGGGGTACTCAAAAAAATTTCTGACTACTGTAGAGATGGTAAGAAAGTTATAGTTATAACTGATAGGGATGAACGAGCTGAATTCTTTAAAGTTATGAGAGAGTTTGATTTGAGTATATATTATACGAGAAGAGGATGGGCAATATTTTTAACAAATTTTGATAATAAGAGATTTACTAGAATTAAAGATGATAGATACAGGTTTCTTAAAAAAGCATATCCAAATTGTAACGAACTTAAAAGATTAAAAAAAGTTAGAAATAAATTCTTTCAAGATGTGTTGAGGTGAAGAAGTAATATAAACCAATAATAAATAAGTTCCATAATGTAAAATCTGATCAAACGTTTGAAACAACCAATAAACCATAGAAGAATTTGAAATTTTAAATAATTTCATAACTTTGGTTTTAATGTAATCGATATGCCAGTGTAAAATATAATCAATACCTGATAATAAAAAACAATATTCAAGAGGGACAAGAAACAAATATGAAACTATAAGAGTTAAAATAGCATGGTCAAAATAGTGTAAATGACACTCACCTAAATATCTAGTTTTATCAAGTGGAACTTTTTTGAATTGTAGATATAGGTCGCAAAAAGCATGTTTGACTAATAATGCGAATAGAAATAATGTATCCATTTTACTATTTATAACAGGAGTTAATTGTGAATAATATTAATATTGATGAGAAGGAAGAATTGTTAGTCATCTTTATGGAAGAATGTGCAGAAGCATCTGTTGAAGCTTCAAAAATTATTAGGTTCGGGCAAAATGATGAAGAGGTTGGAAGTTTAGTAAAAGAAGTTGGTGACCTTATGTGTATGATAAATTTATTAGAGGAATATGGAATAATAAATAGAAATCAAATAAATCAATATGCTCTAGCTAAAAAAGAAAAATTGAAAAAGTGGAGTAATTTAAATTTATCATAAACGGTGGTGAAAAGATGTCTTACAAATATGATTTTGATCAAGAGGAAGTTTCCGATTTACACAAAGAAGTTCATAACATAAGACCTACTTATGAATGGTGGGAAATGTGGCATGATGCAAACAAACATGAAAAACAAAGAATGTGGAATGAACTGATAAGGAAATCAATAAGGAGATATAAATGTTAAAACCACCAGAATCTAAAATTTTAGGTAGAGTGTTGGAACATAAACCAACGAGTAGGACTACAATATTTACAACAAGATTTTCTAATGTACCTGATATCAAATTTGCAACTTGGGTTCATGAAAAAGATGAAGAGTTGACAATTTGGATAGCTAAACCGAAAAAGTGGTTTGGTACAGAAACAAAATCACCCCCATTTGTTTTTGTATTTTCAAATTACATTAAAGGTTATATGAATACTCTTAGTGTATCTGTTCAACCTTACAGTAATGAGTTTTTCGAAAAAGAAAACAGTTTGGGGTTCCATAGTCTATAAATATAAATGAGAACGGAAGATTGTCCGAGTGGTTTATGGTGCTTGCTTGGAAAGCAAGTGTGGAGTAATATCCACCGTAGGTTCGAATCCTGCATCTTCCGTTCTTTTTTAAATTTTTTAAAAAAACCTCTTGACATCCAATTAATAATACTGTATTATCATTATAACGATTAGATTTATTTAATAAACCAAAGGATAAAATTATGTGTTTAATTGAAAATTTAGAAGATGAGTCAAATGAACAAGTTGATGAAAAACTACCACCATCTATAACTAAAAATATATACACTGACATTAAACATGTTAGTTTAAATTTTTTATACAAGTTGTGGAGTAATGGAAAAGTTGTATCTTTCTCTAAATGGCTTCAAAGAATTGTTCAAAAAGATAAGTGGACTTCTGATGAATATAAGACTTCCAAAAATTATTTAGAAGGTGTTCTTCATTCGAAAGGTGTAGCTACTCAAGGTTTTGTAATTTGTGACATTAATGTTTTAATTCTTAGTTGTCAATCAAAATTGCAAGATGGGGATGAATTGAGTTGTCTTTGGACTGAAATTTTAGAATATTTAATGGACCAAAAAGAATCAGGTGTTTTATATATATCTCTCGATGGTCAAAATCGGATGGAATTTGCAATTTGCGGTTTTAAGGATCTTGAGTATGAAATTACATTAAGAATTGATGGGAAAAGACAAACTGGGAAGTATTCTGATTTTTCGGAAAGTGTGAGGGATGAGATTGATAGTGCTCTGTTTACACTTACTATTATTTTGGACGCTGATATTGAACAGGTTGTCGATGAATTAATTACTAGTAATGAAGGTGAACCTTGGTCACAAAATGAAAAAAGAAGTGTTAAATTTACTCCAGTTTCATTTAAGATAAATGAAATAGCATATGATACAATATGGGTCAGTTTTTTCAAAAAATTGGATAAAGCAGGTCTGGTTAAAAAACCCTACCTTATATCCAAAAAGGGTGATGCTTTGTTTATAGCTGAATATTTACATTTTATTAGGAACGGAAATAAAGGTAGTTCTTCAGATTTGGACGCAATGTACAAAACTAAAGATGAAAATATTTCTAAGCAATTAGAATATCTTAAAGAGATTCTTTTTTGGTTGGCTGGAAATTTTCCAAAACAATTTCTTAATAAAAAGAAACTTAAATGGGAAGTGTTAAGAAGTTTTTTGATTTTTAGTCAGATGATTTTATATAAAGGGGATTCTCAGAGATATGATAAAAAAATAAATTTAGAAAAAATAACCCTAAGTGACATAGATGATCCAGAAAAGTTTATAAAAGAAGTTTTAGAATCTATAGAAAAGCACAGGTCTGATATTAAACAAATAGAACCAAGTTTAAATTCTAAAGGTCAAACAGTTTACTTGACAAAAAATGTTAAACCGAACACTTTCATGAAAGCTCATAAATCTTCTAGTTCGGATGAACTTAGTTTGAGAATGGAATTATATGAACCAATATTTGCAGACCTTATTGATGATTTTATATCTAGAGGTGTTATTAAGCAAAATAAAAGAATTAGTGTTAGTCAACCTGTAAAAGATTATGTGGCATCTGAATTTATAGAAGATGAGTATGAAAAATATACTGGTAGGAGTTTAAAGGTACTAAATGATGATTTTGAATTGGACCATATAAATCCAATTTCTAAGGGTGGGGACAATAGTATAGAGAATTTACATTACACTTCGAAGAAAAATAATAGGAGGAAAGGTAATAAGATAATTGATTAAAAGATTTAAAAACCTATTGACACACACCCAATAATATATTAAGATCATAATATAGAGAGGAGTTTTTATGTCACCAAAAAAGAATCTAGACTATAAAGATATTGTTGGGAAGTTAATGTCCCAAGAGAATATATCAATTGTTCATAAACCTGATTATAAAACAGCTAGTTTTGATTTAGAATCTAGAACCTTATTCCTACCAGAATTTGCGAACGTATCAGAAGATGTTTATGACCTTCTGATAGGTCATGAAGTTTCTCATGCACTAAACACACCAAAACAAGGTTGGCACAAGTCCACAGAAAAAAGAGGTGCGAACTTTAAAACCTTTCTAAATGTTGTGGAAGATGCACGAATTGAGAAGATGATTCAACGAAAGTTTCCAGGTCTTAAATCCTCATTCAAGAAAGGGTACAAAGAACTTTATGATATGGACTTGTTTGGTATTCGTGAGAAGTCAAGAAAAGAACTTGACGATATGTTATTAATTGATAGGTTGAATCTATATTTCAAACTCGGTCAGTATCAATCAGGTGTCTCTTTCAAGGAAGAAGAATATCAATACATCGAAGAGATGGAAAATCTAAAAACTTGGAAAGATGTTGTAAAACTTGCTGAAAAACTCTTCGAGTATTGTAAAGAAGAGATGAAAGAAAAAGAACAAGAACAAGAAGATGGTGAACCGAAATCTCAAACAGGTGATAATGATTTACAGGGTGATTTTGAACAGTCTTCCTCAGAACAAGACCAGAATGAAAAATCGGAACAAGAGAAGTCTGAGGAATCTGATTCGGAAAGTTCAGATAAGTCATCTAATCAAAATGAAGATATTGATGGTGATTCTGGTGACAATCAAAATATAGATGAAGAATCATCATCTGAAAATAGTGCGGATGGGGGCGGTTTTAATAATTCAGAACCTATGTCACTGACTGATAAAAACTTTAGGGAAAACGAGGAAAAGTTAAATTATAGTGAGGATAGAGACAAGAACCCTTGGAATAAAAATGCAAGTTCATCTTTAGACTTACCTATAATAGAAGAAGAATTTTTCTATGATGATTGGAGAAAAATTGAGAGTGATGTGAAAAAATGGAGAAAGAAAGTTGAACTTAACGGTTGGGGTGTTTAATTTTTTTATAAACTGTTGACATTGTTTAAATAGTGCGTTATGATCATAGTGAGAGGTGAAAATTATGTACAACGAAAAAGAGTATAAGAAGTGGAACAAAAAATATAAAAAGTTCCAAAAAGCAAATAAACAGAGTATCACTAAAATGGTTCTAGATTTCAATCGTAAGAAGTCAGCAAATATTGCAAAGAGAATCAAGAAAAAAGACACTGGAGTGATTGATGAAAGACTCTTACACTCCTATCGTTGGAATGATAGAATCTTCAAAACAAAGAAGATAGTTCCAGAGGGTAAGAATCACGGATTAATAATGTTGGTTGACTGTTCTGGTTCCATGCAAGAATATGAGAAGTTTGAGAGTGCTATTAAACAAGCATTAATTCTTGTTGATTTTTGTAGGAAAGTTGGTATCAAATATAAAGTTGTAGGTTTCGGTAATGGAAAATTTAATGCAACCTCAGACCAAATTAAATATAAAAACGATTCATCAAAAAGACATTTAGAAATAAAATATGTACCTTTATTAAGAGAATGGTTCAGTCATGAACAAACATTAAAACAACATGATTTCATGGCAACTTACATGATGTTCAAGACCAAGAAACATAGAGCTGCATTTACTTGTGATGGACCCAATTCTGGAACACCATTGATTGACAGTATTTTTCTTTTAAGGCAAATTGCTCTTAAATTTAAAGAAGATGAAAAGATTGACATACTCAACACAATAACATTAACTGATGGTCTATCCAATAATGCAACTTTTTTAGATTGGGATAAAGGGTTGGTCACTAAATTGTCATCATATGATCCTTTGACTAAATCTGTTTACAGAACTTCTGATTCAGATGACTTGAAAAATATTTTAAAGTTTTATAAAAAAGTTGTTGGTGGAAATATTATTGGTTTTGATATAACGAACAGTGGATATTATGGGCTCCCTAGAAGGTCAATTGAAGTTCGTGAAGATTGGCAGGGTTATGACCATCATTATAAATTTTCATTCAAGAGTATATATGATGATGTAAAGAAAACAACTAGACAAGATAAGGAAAAACCTAAGAGTGTTGAAGAGTTGAGTTCTAACTTTAAGGAAAAGGGTGTTTCTAAAAATAATGAAAAAATACTTTTGTCAAAATTTATTGATATTATTTCATAAAATCTATTGACAAATGTTGTCATATTGATTATGATCAAGATCGAAGGGTTAAGTAAGAAACCTAAAAATGAGAGGATTATTATGAAAGAGGAAAAATTAAACAGATTTAGAGAGTTTGTAAATGTTTTGTATAAATCAGCTTTACCACTAGATGTTTATTCTAAAAAAGGTTTAGTGGACATTGCTTCAACATTAAATCCAAAACTATCGAAACCACAAATCAATAACATGATTTATACTCTTTGGGGTATTGAAAATGTTGTTAAATTTGGTGATGGTAAGTTTGAGATTCCAGAAATGTCAGTCTTCGAAGACTACATTGCGTCAGTATCAACTAGTAAGAAAAGTGCCAAAAAGGTGAAAGGTAAGAAAGTTAAAATGCCTACAAAAGCAAAAGGAACTAAGGCAACTAAAAAAGTTGTAGATGAAAACCAAGAAGTTAGTTATGTTCCAGAAGCGGATAAAAACTACGTGAAGTGGGGTGACTACAAGACTATAGATCAAGTTATCAAGTCTAAAATGTTCTATCCTATTTTTATCACTGGGTTGTCTGGCAATGGTAAGACGATGATGGTAGAGCAAGCTTGTGCGAAGAATAAGCGTGAGATGTATCGTGTTAATATCACTTGTCGTACTGATGAGGACGATTTACTGGGTGGATTTCGTTTAGTTGATGGTCAGACTATCTGGTTTGACGGTCCAGTCGTAAAAGCAATGAAAACAGGTGCTGTGCTACTTCTTGATGAGATTGACTTAGCATCTGATGAAATTATGTGTCTTCAACCTATCCTTGAAGGTAAAGGTGTATTCTTAAAGAAGATAAACAAGTTTGTAAAACCTTCTGACGGTTTTCAAGTTTTTGCCACTGCTAACACAAAAGGTCAAGGTGATGAACATGGAAAGTTCGTCGGGACTGGATTTCTAAATGAAGCATTCCTTGAAAGATTCCCTGTAACAGTGGAGCAAGTATACCCAAAGAAAAATGTTGAGACTAAAATTCTAACAAAGTTTTGGCAAAGTCTAGAAACTGAAACTCCTAGTGATGTTGAAAGTATTGAAACTTTGATAGAGCAGTTAGTCACTTGGGCTGACATAACAAGAAAGTCTTATAGTGAGTCCGTATTGAGTGATTTGATTACCACTAGAAGATTAGTATTCATAATGAAAGCATACAGTATCTTTGGAGACATTCAGAAGTCAATAGAGTTGAACTTGAACAGATTTGATGATATGACTAAGATGAGTTTTATGGACTTATTTAAGAAGGTCTCAGCGATTGAAGATATGCAAGAAAATGATGTATTGAAAGAGGAAGAAAATACAACAGAAGCTTCCTTTGATTATAACAAATTAAATCACTAAACCGAGTGAAAGGAAAAACGAATGTCAACAAATGTACATGTAATACCCAAGAAAAGAAAAGCAAGTAACAAAGTCGAACACTACGTAATCTTACCGATAAGTCGAGATCAATTACGAGACAGATCTGAAAAGGAAACTCAGAAAGCTTTCCTTCTAGATAACGTGTGGTATCCAAAAAGTTTATTAACTTATGAAGATGGTATGTTAGCAATGCCATTATGGTGGGTGACGACAACTAGAAAAAATATATCACGAATCGGTGGAGATGTTTCCAATGTTCTCTCTCCTCTCACTCTTACACAACTGAGAAACATCGTAACAAACACCGAGTAAAAGCACTCCTTTTAGTGCACCCTTTCACTCTCATATGGGGGTGGCTTAAATACCACCCCCATTCTATCAAAGGATTTGTAATGAATATATTTTTATTGATTGTGAGTATGAACTGTTTCTTGTTATGCTTCCTATGTTTTGGGATGGCATTTCTAGACTTAATGAATATAAATGAGGATTATGATGCAGAGTAATGAAATCGAAAATGCTTGGGTAAAAAATTTCTTGGGTAAGTATATACTAGTCAGATCAAATATGGCAGGCGTGTTTGTTGGACTACTTTCTAATATTGGGGCGCAGGGAAATATACTTGTACTTGAGAATTCTAGAAGAATTCGAAGATGGGTTGGGGCAGTTGACTGTTCAGACTTATCTGTAAATGGTATGTCGAACCCAGCAGAAAGTACTGTAATGCTCCCAGAAGAATATAAGGTGATAAATGGATGGGAAGAACTAGGCCCACTAACAGAACAAGCAAGGGATATTATTTACTCTTGTAGGGAATATTCCCATGAGAACTCTAATGGTTGATTTATTGCACTTAGGTAATATCTGTTGGTATGATGGAATGTTTACAACCTCTGGTGTGGGGTCCGCTCTAGGTTCTGGATCAGAAAATGGTTCTGAAGAATGGGGTCATGGGTTGTCTTGCGGTGAAGGGTATTATGAACACTTCTCCTATACCACAGGATATGTCCATACAGGTGCTGGAGCAGGTCATGCCACAGGAGCAGGAAAAGATTTTTATTTTTTGAATGAACCCGAATGTGATGCAGTTCCCTATATGAAAGATATTTGATATGGATATATTTGATCCAACATGTGATGATGATGACAACATTGAATATATTGGTTGGGGTGATGGAAATTCGACAGGCTATGGGACAGGTCGCCCAGACGGATATCACCCGATCCCAAAGTGTGAAACTTTTCTCTATGGTGATGAATGGGAAAAAGATGGATGTGGTGCTGGAGTAGCAAAAGGTTCTGGTGTAGATTATTATGATGACTGATGAACTGGATTATGAATTAGGTGAAGGTTATGGTAGAGCCTCTGGAAGTGGTTTTGATTTTGGATATTCTTTAGGACCATCCTCTATGGGATATGGTCATGGGTGTTCTGAAGGTTATGGTGATATGGTCTCTGAAGGTACTGGTTCTGGTAAGGCATCTGGATTTGGTTTAGAATGGAAAGATTTGTATCCAACTGGTTGCGGATATGGAAAATCAACTGGTCTTGGCGGATTCAATGGACATAATGGTTGGGGTTATGGTACAACTGGAGGAACATATAATAACGAAATATAAAAAATAATTTTAAAAAACCTCTTGACTTTTCCTGTGTATATGTTAAGATCAGATCGTAGGGGTGAGAGAGAAGTCCCAAAAACTAAAGGAGATTAAAATGGCTTGGATTACAACAGATCAAGTAAAGGAAATCAGAGTTGCGTTGAAGGAAAAATTCCCAGAGATAAAGTTCTCTGTTAGAAGGGAACGTGGATCATCGGTTCATGTGAATATATTAAAGTCTCCGTATGACTTTAGTTATGTAAATAGGTTCAGACCTGATGGTCACACATCAATCAACCGATACCATCTGCCAGAAGGTCCACACAAAAATTTGTTTGAGGAAATTCTAGAGATAATCTTGTTCGGTTCATCGAGAAAGTTTTACGATAACTCTGATGCACAGATTGATTATTTCGACACTGCTTTCTATGTCAATCTGGGTATAGGTGATTGGGGAAAAGGTTATGAAATGATTCCTTGGGAGGCTGTCAAGAAAAAGATTGCTAAAAAGAATTCTAAGAAAAAAACCAAAGGTATCAGTAAATCTAAAGCAAACCAACTTGCCAGTGATTTCATATCTTCTATATAGATATAGATACTATGGAAAAAATTGACGAAAAAAAATGTGGTGATGTATTATTAAACTCAAACTGTTTTGATGTCAAAGATGGGGTAGTCCGCCAAATGAGGTATTGTGAAAAAGTAAAAGATTACTATTTTGATAATCCTTGTAGGGGTTGCCCCAACAAAAGAGGGAACAGAAGATGAATGAATCTTTCATAGAGAATATGAAAAATCTTTATAAAAGATATCCGCAGTATAGACCACTATTTAATAGAGTTATTAAAAAGTTAGAAGAGGGTGACAGAAAAGGTGCAATCAAAACCTTGAACTCATCTCTCGGTATAGCTTTGTGTGGTGGAAATCCAGACATTAAGGCAGATATTTACAAAGTTCTAAAAGAGGAACAAAAAAAGTAGATAGAAATATGCTGAAAGAAACTATATATAGTTGGATTAAAAAAGTAGGAGAAAAACAAACTAATCCAAACTTTGACGACATTATGATAAAATTCTCAGACGATTATGAAATAAAGGATATTGAAAATGCTTTGGAAGAGCTTAAAGAAGAAGGTAAGATTTCAGAAACTGACCTTTGTGGTATCCTTTATTACGAAGCATGGTAAAATTTTAACTTTACCATTAATTAAATTTTGTATTCTAATTATAGTATAAGGTGTAAAAAATGAATGAAAATGAAAAATCTTGGTCTTGGTTCGTTTGGTCGAGTCTCCCAAGGTAAATTGTGAAAAAAAAGAAATCTTTATTTTTAAGAGATAATCAAATCCCAACATTTTACGGAGTTGGTATATTCGAATGGGCTGCTGTCTTAGGAGTCCTTGGTGTAGTATTAGGTGCATTATTAAAAAATTTATAGAGTGTTTCGAGATGTTATCCTCTCTCCTTTAACCTCTCTCTTACCTTACATAAAGGGTAACATCTCGAACACTTCTCAAAAAAAACTATTGACAATCAATCTCAAATAATTTAAGATCGTAGTATGAAATTAAAAGAATACTATTATGAATGGAACCCTTATAGGGAGGAAATTGTTTTGACTACAGAGAAACTTCAAGAACTCGTTTTAGAGTATAAAGAAAAATACAAAAAAGCAAAGACAGATGATGAACGACAGAGAGCCATGTGGCATCTAAACTCTTATCAGACCGAATTGATGATGAGGGGTGAAGATTTTAATGTGAGGTGATTATGAAAGATTATGATTTTTTGTTTTTATTGAAAGCTATCAAGAAATTGAAGGAAGTTAGGGAGAAATTAAATGAGAAAGAATAGAAGAACCATAAACGATAGTGATACAATTGTTAGTGAATATTTTACAAGTGTTTACAAGTTCTGGCCGGATGGTAGATTTAGATTAAAATACTTGTATGATAATGATGGTAATTTATTGAATGTGTTTAATTACAAATATGAGGAGAATGAAAATGCAAACGATGGTAAGCACTTCTGATTTTGAAACTTGGGATGATTATGTAAGGTATCGTGAGATTAATGGTTATACCGAACATGAATTAGATTGTATGTATGAAATGGAACAGGAGGATCTTTATCATGGATATGATGAACTTAATTAGATTTTTAATTCTTTTTACGGTCATGTTACTTCTATACATTTACTCTCAGATGTTGGCGGAGTGGCTTGATACTGATACTAATACAAAATACACTGTACATGCTGAAGGTGATGTATATTACTGTGAGAACGTACAAAAGACATCTCTCGACTTGATAGGATACCACTGCAACGGTAAATACCCTGTTGTGGAGTTCAGAAGTCCACATGTCGTCGTTCATAGGGGTGAATAGTATGGTTACACTAGAACAGACTAGAAAGTACGATAAAATGAATCTAGAGCAGTTAGAAGACTTATACACTGCAACAATCAAATCAATGAGGAAAACGGACGACATACAAAGTCAAATCAACTTAAACTCAAAATTGAATTATCTTTACTCAATAATAATGGAGAAAAAAAATGCGTGATATTTTATAAAACCTCTTGACAAGTGCTTGAATATCCTTTATGATCAGATCATAAGAATGAGAAAGGAATAGATTATGGCTAAGAGTGAAACAAATTTCAAGAGTGGTTTTGTAAAAGGTGAGAAGGAATTCGGAATGAAGAAGGTCAACGACTGTGGCAAAGTCACTTGGTATGTTGGATACTTCAAAGGTGATTCTTTCGAAGAAACCTATGTGTCAAGGTTTCGAAAGTTTGCTTGGATGGCTTATGAAAGAGCTTTCGACAATCCATATGGTCTAGGTTTGACTAAGGAAGGTGAAGAAGAAATATCTGTAATTTATTCCTAAAACCTCTTGACAAACCCTCACATATCAGTTATGATCAGATCATAAGGGTGAGGAGAGAAGAGATGAAAATGACAGAAGAAAGAAGAAAAGAACTAAGAGAATGGAATGAGAAAGTAAAAATTGCTAGAAAGAAAAAGCAAGAAGAACAACTTGCGAAATGGAGGTCTGAAATGGACAAGAGAGATGCTAAAATAAAATCAAACCCTAAGAAATCAACAACTAAAAAAGTAACACCAAAGACATACTATTACAAGTATGATACAGATCCACTAGGGTATCAGACAGGTGATATGCCAAGGGATGATTGGTTCAAAGACAGAAACGACTATTAATATTTGACATAAAAGGAGAGAGTTATGAAAAACATTAAACTAGAAATTTTGAATGTGTTGGTTAAGGACTTGGAAGATAGAGGACAGATTGTCCCAAACTATGGTGGGTATCAGTACAATGACTTACTCACGGTTATTAAAAGTCTGAAAGATGTAGGTGCTGTGTCTGTAACCCCAAGGGCAATCAAATTATTGAACAGGGACAGGTTAGAACATAAAGTTGAACTAGTTAAGAATTATTACTTGTAAGGAGAGAAAAATGTCTTCGGTAGGAAAGAAATTTCTGAACACCCCAATTGGAGAGTCTGCTTTGAGATTCGCAAAAGAATGTCACAGGGGACAAGTCCGTAAGGGTACGACGATACCATATATTACGCATTGCATGGAAGTCGCAAGGATATTACACAATCATGGATATTCAGAAGAAATCGTAATTGCAGGATTATTACACGATACTGTAGAAGATACGGAAGTTACCTTGGAAGACTTGAGAATAGGTTTCGGGGAAAAGGTTTCGAATCTTGTGAAGTACGTGTCAGAAAATAAATCACCAGAACTTTCTTGGACTGAAAGAAAGGTGGGGTATATCAAAATGTTGTCTGAAGCACCAGAAGGATCGATAGCTATATCTGCTGCGGATAAGTTGCATAACATCACTGAAACACTTGAACAATGGTTGAAACTCGGAGATGAAGTATTTCTGAAATTCAATTCTGGGAAAGAGAAGCAGAAATGGTTTTATAGAAGTTTGACGGAAATTTACTCTACAAGAGGATTGTTCTTCAAAAATAAAGCATTACTAGGTGTATCGAAAAATATCGGTGAAGTGTTGACTAAGATGGGCATGTGAAATGGGTAAACTACAATTATCCAAGGACAAGAGATTTCTAACAACACAAAAAGAGAAAGATGCTTTGACTTTTGCTAGACAAAGACACAAAGGTCAAATTGGTATAAACGGCACGACGCCTTACATAAACCATTGTATAGAGGTTGCAAGACTGATAAACAAGTATGGGTATTCTGAAAATGCTGTAATTGCTGGACTAGTACATGATACTATAAACAAGTCTGATGCAACACTTGAGGACATTGAGAATGTATTCGGTGAAGATGTTTCGAATGTTGTAGAACCTCTTGTCGAGTCTTCGGACCCTACATTGACTTGGCAACAGAAAAAATTGCAATACATTCAGAACATCACAAACGCACCAGAAGAGGTTGTTATTGTCTCAGTGGCAGATAACCTTCAAGTGGTGTCTGAAATATTTCAGATCTGGGCAAGAATTGGTGACAGTGTGTTTCTAACGTTGAACACTAGCAAAGAGAATTACAAATGGTTTTTCAGAAGTCTCTCCGAGATGTACTTCATAAGAGGTTTGTTTTTCGAAAACCAAGGTATTCTAGAACTGAGTAGAAAGTTTACCAAAGTTATATCGGATATGAGGATGTAGTGTTTCGAGAACTTTTTGAACTTCTACTGGACACTTTGAATGATTTGCAAATGATATCAAAGATGTTTGTAGAGAATGTGCTCGAAATAATTGAAAGGTATCGAAAATGAAAATAGAAAGAGTTTGGTCAATGCCCAATAAATGGACCTTCACTATCAAACCCATCAAGAGATTGCTTCTCGAAGAAGTTGATGAAGGGTTGTGGTGTGATCCTTTTGCTGGAGAAAACAGTCCTGCACAGGTTACGAATGATTTGAACCCAGAAAGAAAAGCAACTTACAGTATGGATGCTTTGGCATTCTTAAAGACCATGGAGACAGATTCCTTTGATGGTGTTCTGTATGACCCTCCATACTCCTCCAGACAGGCAACAGAATGTTATAAGGGTTATGGTATGGAACTATTAGAAGTTAAACCAACTATGTCTCACTATTGGAAGTATTGTAAAAATGAGATTGACAGAATTCTAAAACCTAATGGTAAGGTTATTTGTTTCGGGTGGAATTCCATGGGTATGGGTAAGACTAGGGGATTTGATATGACAAGGATATTGATGGTTCCCCATGGTGGATGCAGGAATGACACCATATGCACAGTAGAGATTAGGAAACCAAGTTTGTTTTAAGGAGTAAAATGATTAGAGTAATTGTATTAGTAATAGTGGCGATAGTAGTGGTGAGTGCTTTGGTAAACTTCGAAGTACTGTCCATTGAAGGAATTAAAAAAATACTTGGAAATCTTTGGTAAATCTATTGACTTTTAGATCTGAAATGTGTTATATTGATCATGTAATTAAAACAAAAGGATAACAAAATGAGTATTAAAAAAATTAGTGTTGAACAAGGTGCAATAAATGCAAAAAGACTTCTAGATGGTAGGAAAGTAATAGAAGTAATTCCAAGTCTTGAAGAAGAGGTTGATCTTGAGAAGGGTGAAATAAAGAATAAAGGTTTCATTGGAACTGCGACTGAAAATGCAATTGACTGTTTTTACGTTGACCGAGGTCCAGATTTCAGTAACGGTGATGCTAAAACCATAAAGATTGAGAAAGGTGTGGTAAAAGAATCCTGTAGCATAACTATGTTGCAAGATATTCTTCCGGAAATTATGGAAGGTGTGAATTTCTACAATAGTTATGTATATAAAAAAATCGGAAAGACTCTTTTTATGCCGATTAATCGTGACGGTGGGGTTCCGAATTATAGAAACTGGACATACGCAGAATCTTTTGTGTTCTCTAGAGAAAATTATCAAGAATTCTTTGATGAGATGGAACGTGACTGGATTCATATATGTTCCAGAATCCAGTATCTAGTCAAATCTGGTCAGTACATAGGTTGTGGAGTGGTCAATCAAAGATCTAATGTCTCTACTCTAGAACTTAGAACTAAAGGTTCTGGAGGGAGTAATTATAATCATTATAATGGTGTCCGAATATCCAACAAGACCCATTCATTATACTTCAAAGAAAAAGGTTTGAAAAAAATATATAAGAAGTTTTTGAAGCTGAAGAATGCGAACAAAGGGTTATCAAACTTTATGCAAATAAGTCTAGCATGAATTATTTTTAAAAAACGCTTGACTTTCACTAGTCAAATTTGTTATAATGATCTTGTAGGTGGGAAAAAAGGAGAGAGAAAATGGAAAAGCAAGAAATTGAAAAGATTAAGACCCAGATTGAAAAAGCACAGAAGTACTTACTGTCTTTTAGTGGGAATGAAACAAAGACATATGCAGTCAAGCAAAGAATATTTAAATTGAAGGATAAGATTGGGGATACTTCTCCAACTTATCAACTAGGTCCGTATGGTCCTTTTGAGGCAAGGTAAACAAAGGAGAGGGTGAGATGGAAAATATTATAAAAGGTTTCGAACTTCACGGTGTAATCCCAAACAGGGTGGAAACATATCACGATGCCACTAGTGGCGATTTGGTTGCTTCCATCACACCAATCCATGCAGACAAGTATGCTGTGAAGATATCTAAGATGTCTTTCGAAACCCCAACTATGGAAGGTGCTGAACTTTTGGTTCAGTCTTATTTGAAAAGGAGAGT